GTAAGCAACATGCTCGCTGTGTACATCTGCTGCCGAAAGAGTGAAACCTGCAGTCTTTGCTTCTGCGATGGTGTCGTCAAATGCGCCGAACAGGTATGCCAAACGGTTGTAGTTGTTTGCGTGATTCGCAAGACCAGTTTGAACCGTTGTGTGGCTTGATTCTGGGCAAACTACGACGCCAGTTCCGTATGAATCCAAGAAGTCACTCAATCCTGTTACATAGTCAGCAACAACAATCGCTGCTCGGTCATCATCGCCGTCGCTCAATGCTGTTGCAGCCATAACTTCAGGCTTTGGTGAACCAGTTACACCAAGGTCAATTGCGGTAACAACAGCGGATGCTGCTGCGCTGCTGTTGATGCGTCCAACTGCTTGCGTAGTTGTTGAGCAGTTTCCAGTGCTATAAATCAATTCGCCATTTTTGCGAATAAGAATAATGAAAGTGTTGGTTGCGGTTCCAGCGGTTACTTGAACAGTAACATTGCCGCTCCAGTCTCCAGGGCCGTTAGCAACGATATCCATAACATCGTCGCCACCTGCTCCACCCTCATTCAGGGTGATTGAACCGATGGTGAAATCTGAACCAACTACGCGCGAGATGTAAGCACGGGTGCCACCTTCTTCAAAGAAGGTCTGAATGGTTGGGTGAAGGTATGCGTACGAAACATATCCACCGTAGATTGCCTCAAATTCGGCAAGGCTTGTTACAAGCGTTGCTTCGCCGACTGGGCCGCTCTCTGCCTGACCAACTGCAAACATCTGTGATGTTTCAATTGATGCTGGTGCTGATGGACCTGTTCTTACTGCTGTTGTGATGTTTACGCCTGGCATGACACCTTCCTAGTTACTCGCGGGAGATAACGCCGTGTTATTTCTCCCATTGTACAGACTATTCCTGACTGGTGGGTGCAACTGTTTCTTGAACTTGTTGAACTTCTTGCTCAACAACTTCTACAACTGGTGCACTTACTGTTTCTACTTTTTCTTTTGATTTTGGCTTTGGAGCAGAACTAACTGAAGCAACTTCTCGCAAAACAGTTAACGCACCAGATTCAATTCCTTTTGCGCAAATTCTGCAATCCGAATCAATAGCGGCAACTTCGTTCGGATGAATTTGTCGTCCATCTTCATCAATTACGAAAGGCCCTTTAGTTGCATTTCGCACAATCTTGCTTGGCTTGTCAAAACCATTTCGCTTTTCAACGCTGTCAAGCAATACGAATAAATGTGCCATTTTTAAAATCCAATCTTTAAAACCAACAGCCAATTGTACCCAATAAAACAATTATGGAAGTCAACTAGACCAATCTGCAGTTGGCAATGATGTATCAAAGAGACTTTGCTGCTTAACGGCTATATCAAACTCGGACATTTCAGCAATATCTTGACGAGTCACAACTTCATTGATACTGAGCGTGTACCCAAGGTATGAACCAGACATAACCCTGTCTCCCTTGAGAAGCGTTGTGTCGGAGAACTCTTCGCGAAGCGAGCCCTCGTCAATCATTACCTGAAATGATTGTCTTGGGTCAGTTGCCTGCAGGCATGGGTAATCAAGCAAGGCAGAACGAACAACAGTGGTGAGCCTGTCTCGTGCAATTGTTGCTTCCTCTGAGCCAAGCGCCCTGCACCAAATATATGTGCGCATCACATAATCAACCCTGTATAGAGGGTCTGGTCCATCGTAAGCAATTCGCTCAAAGCCAGAGGTATTGATTGCAACAGTGATGATTGTCGGCCACTCATCCAGCGCCAATGGCTCGTATGTCAAATACTTTGCTGGCGTAGGAAGTTCAGTATCGCTGATATTCCAGCCGTTTCTGTAACGAACTACTCTCTGCGGAATGTCAAGTTGCAAATAATTTGAAACATATTGTTTTGCAAACTGGGCACCATGCATTAGCGGGTTATCGTAAATGGCCATCTTAGATAGTTCCGTTCACGACAAAGTCAGCAGCCATTTCAGCAACTTCTTTCGTCCATAATTCTGGAGCAAAAAGAATTTGTCGTTTTGGCATCTTTGTTGTTCCGTATTGGTGAAACTTTGCGTATTCAACATCTGTTGAGTAGGTAGCCCATGTGTCATGCGCGTCAACATCTGGGCCAACTACAGCGACTGAATTAAAAAGCCGACCAGTGCGAACCATTGGTGGCGCGCCAGGAAAATTTATGGCTTTCCATGCGGCATATTTGGGTTGAAGAGGATTCCAACCACCGACTTCAAGTCCGTTTGACAGATAATTGCTTTTTGCGTATTTGCGTAGAGCAAGTCCTGCTTTTTCAAAAACTGGCTTTAAATTACGCGCTCTTTGGCGCATGTCTCTGAGTGATTCCTCTGTCCCCTCAAGGCCTCGCTCGTCAACATCAAGATGGAGATGAATGCCACCCATTAGGAAATCCTATTTCGTCTGTACCGTTTCACCATCATTAATTCTTTTTCCAAGAATCCAGTTTCTGCTACGGCAACACCACGGGGATTAAGGTCCTTAACACCGACAACATCGTCGTGCATGTTTTGCATTTCTCTTGTTGCTGCACGAAGAATCATCAACTTGAACATTGCAATATTTTCGCCGTCAAGACCAGCGGTATATGTGACGGTTACGCGGTCATTTGCATAACCGCGATAGAAGTCAATACCAAAACGGCGAACCGTATAGTCGGAGCCTCTTGCGTCAGCGGTTCCGCTTTGGACATATGTCCCAGCAGTTAGTCCGCTTTGCGTGACCGTAAAAGTTGTTGGAGTAACTGCAGTTATTACTTTCAAGTCAAGATTCAACGCAGCATAAGCCATGTTTTGAATATCTACAGTTTGACCAATAGTGAAGTCATTAGAAGCCGTGTAAACAACAGTAGAACCAGTAACCACTGCGCGAGTGATTGATGCCGTTCTTTTAATCGCCTCACCAAGAAGCAGTCCATCGGTTGAAAGGTTTCCGACGATAACGCTCTTTACGGAAACTACTGGAGAATTTCTTAAGTAAATTGTCGGCGGTGGCGTGCTGTAAGTAAGGATTCCATTCGGGTTGATGTCTGTCTGCTGAAAACCCTCGTTGTAAAAAGTTGAACCGATTGGCAAACCAATATGGTCAGACTCAAGAACATGGACTTCGTCAACAAACTCAATCGGCTCAATCGGGCGACGCAAATATGATTCAAGTTCGCTTTGTAGGCCGTTGAGAATCAGTTCGGCGGCATCTTCCTGACGCAAGGACAAAGAGATATCCATGTATGTCTTAAGTTCAGCAACTGATACAAGCATTTAAATACCCCCATCCAAGAGGCTTGGAGAAGTGGGAATAATTATCCCCGATTACGCCGAGCGCGCAACCTGTCTCGGAGCCGTCGGGCGGCGCGTGCTGCTGCAGATTCGCTCAAAATCTGACGAGCAGTTGCAGTACGGGCGCGACCAACCCGTCGGCGACCCACGGTCTCTCCAGCAAGATTGATGAGTCGGCGAGCGGTGCCAGCACGACCTTCATCGCGACCTTCGTCCTCGTCACCACCAATTTGTGTTCGTAGATTGCAAATCATTGCGACTCCTTCAAAAAGCGATACCAGATTGTAGCACTTTTAAGGACTTTCTAATTTTACCTATCCGAATTTGGCGGAGACTCAATGCTTGGTTGGTCAATTGTTCCAGCAGGTGCTTCAATTGGCACCCATGCCCTAGAGTACTTGTGCTCAGCAATTTTCTTTCGCTTGAGTATCGTTCCGTCCATGAGAATTTGAAGTTCGTCATATTTCATTGACAGCAGCCTGTCAAAGTCTTTTTCTTCGTAAGCACCAGATGCAAGCAACTCTCTAATTATGTCGGAAACCTTGTGCGCCACTAAAGCACCCCTGCCTCGGTTAAGGCGCATGTGCATTACCCTCGCCTCAAGGGAATCGCAATCCACAAATGTCACTGGTACAAGATTGTTGAATTTCTTGCTCATGTGCTTATTATCTTTAACTAGCATCCACCTGTGATATCCATCAATGATTGTGTTTGTTGATTTTTGGACAATAATCGGAGACATGAAGCCGTAATCATAAAGCGAGCCAGATAGGACTAATAGGTCTGGCCTCAGAACATGTGTCGCGCACCATTCTGGCTTATTCAATACCGAAACATCTACAAGTTCAATTTCCATGTAACACCTACTCCTATTGTTGTTGGTTTCCGTCAATGTCTTGTCCATCTTCGCCGAGCCTGAGCGCAAGTTGACGAACCGCATGGACTTTGGTTTTTGGGCCGATAGGACTTGCTGATTCACCGACATCAAGAGAGCCCATAAGCATCGTCCTAATCAATTGATAAATAGTGTAGGACTTTGGGTCAGCCAAGTGCTTTCGTCTGAATTCCGCAACAAAAGATTTTGCTCGTCGGGTTTTGAACTCACCAATCATGTAGTCATCAATGAAGTAACTAGCACCCTCAAAGCCAAGTTTTGCGTAATTGTTGACTAGCGCTTCTATGTCAACCGAGGCCCAATAAAGTCGCTGAGCATCAATGTATGGAAATACTTCTACCAGTCTGTCGTAGAATTCTGGCTCAGTTGCAACAACATCGCCTATACGGCGAATGGCAACTGAGTGCAAAGGTATCCCAACTCTGCTATTACTGTCGGTTATTGCGGCAACATCGTAATAAGAGCAGTACTCAGCATTGTGCTCTTCCGACAAAAATTTGAATACATCATTTGATTGCCAGTCATAAATTACTTTTGCGAACTTTAATGGAATCCCTTTTTTGTTTTTGTACGGTGTAACGATGTAGTTCTCATGCAACTTCTGAACTAGTGAACGGTAGCGAATCATGGATTCATTTGCTCTCACACCAGTAATAAACGCAACACTCCCCTGCTTGCCCTGCATCGTGTAGTAGTCAACTGATTCAGGAAGAGGCTTTGTCGCATCAAGTCCAAAATGCTCAGCCCTAATCGCCCATGATGGCATCGGACGAATCAAGCGACCTTCTTTCTCTCGCTTGCTGCTCCATAGAATTGCTGACTGTCGTTTACCTAGAACCCAAATTTCAGTTCCATATGGAAGGCAATACCACTCCATATCAACCCAGTCGTAATTTCTGACTTTTTCAATATATTCAATGGTTCGTGGGCTAACCATTTCTTCATCGCGGAAAATCACTTTTACTGGGCCAAGCCCTCGCTCTTCGTGCACTTCTTTTGCTAGGTAAAGAACTGCTGACGAATCTTTTCCACCAGAAAACTGAACACATACAGTGTCAAAAGTATCGTAAACATGCCTGATGCGCGCCCGAGCCGCCTCAACGCAGTCCATGTCAAGAAATAGTCGTTGGCGTGTCATTACACCTCGCAGTGTTCGTCAATAAAATTCATTAACCGTTCAGCAGTTGTATTTCCATCTATTGATGGATTACTGCGAAGCCAGCGCACAAAGTTGTACCAACGGCTCTGTTGTTCTGGGGTGTCAAAAACAATCGTGTATTGAACAATCGCTTGCGGTGCGGCGTTTGGCATTGCTGTAGCAGCGCCCTTTACTGCCAGTTCTTTTTGGTCATGCTCTGGACTGGCGACTATTTTTGCTTCTTCGTTTTCATCAACTTTGACCATTGAGCGAAGTTCTTCCTTGTATTCCTCTTGCTGCTGAACAGAAAGCGGATTCACAATTGCTGGAGGAATGTACTCTCCGCCTGTAACAACTTCAACTTCACGCAGTGTCGCTCGCTCATCAATTGCGGCAATTTCAAATTCGTCCCAGCCAAGGTTGTCCCATAAAGTTATGTAGTCATCAGAAACCGTTGACAAAAGATTATTTAGTAAATCATCGTCTGTATAGCCAAGTTCCATGGTTCTGTTATCAGCAAGCGCGTATGCAATTGCCCTCTTGTCATCACCCTCAAGGAAAATACACGCAATCTTGTCCCAGCCCAAACGCTTTGCTGCCTGAAGTTGGTGATTACCAGCAATAACCGTCATTGTCCCATCGTTATTTTTGCGAGCAACAATCGGCTTGACCTGCCCAAACTCTTGGTAGGAAGCAGCGATTGCGTCAATGTCGCCTTTGCGTGGATTGCCCTCAAGTTGCTCAAGGCTGTTGATGTCAACAGCAAGCGATTTAAGTGATTCGTGAATTCCGTTTTTCATACCTGTACTCTCACATTTGCGTTAAGTGTTCGTAATGAGTCCATTGATGTTCTCACTGACAAAAGTTTTTCGCGCTTTGCTTTTACGAGCGCCTCTGCAATTTTATAGTCATAGTCAAAATCGCTCATCTTGTAGTCTGCCCATGCTTCGCGCTCTTTGATTGAACCTTTTGCTGCAAGATACTCTTTTGCCCAATTCGCTTTATAGAGTGCTTCTTTTTTAGCGGCATCCTCAGCAAGTTTTTCAAATGCCTCAGTTTCTTCTTCAAGCATGTCCATGAACCTGAGAATTTCATTCTCAATTTCTATTTGACTGATAGGTCCACTTCTAGCCATGTTATTTGCCCTTTTCTAGTGCACTGAATAGTGGCTCCCAATCTATCTTGGTCAGTGCAGAAAGTTGTTCATCCGACCACTTATATTGAGACTCTCCAAGCCTGGCTAAAACCATTTGCTCAAGGACCCACGCATCACACACATCGTCTGCAGATGGGCCAGTAAAACTAATTCCAGATATTGCAAATACTGAAAACAAAACTTCTTTTTTCCCAGCGTTTCCTTTCCCAGTAGCAAATTTTGCACGGCATGTTGGCGGAACATCAATGATTGGGAATCCGTGTTTAGTCAGGAGGGATTTGACCACGCCGCCAAGTTCTCCTATTGCATGTGCTCTACTGAACTTTGAGCCAAATGAGTACCCCTCTATTAGAATTGCGGCTGGTCTGGTTGAAGAAGCGATTTCAAGTATTTTTTCTGAAATCTCAATCAGGCGAGCAGTCCCTTTTTGCTTTGACGCAATAGCGACATATTCCCCACCAACGCACACGCCAGTAGATGTAAGGGATAGGTCAATCCCCATGAATCTTAAATCGCTCATGCGACGAGACTACTACGCAAACCCAATAAATACGGGTAAAAAATAATAGACGCAAGGACAGGGTAAGTCTCCCTACCCTGCCCTCGCGCCTATAACGGTCCTAAGGATTACTAGTTTACTACCGTTCCCATCCGTGCCTTGCAAGTCCTAAATCAAATGCAAGTTGTGGATAATTTCCAATCCTGTTGTGACACGGCCTGCACACGGCGAGCAAGTTTTCTTCATCCAAAATTGAACCACCCTGCGAGCGTCTCACTAGTTCGTGAATATCAACAGAGCGATTTTGATTGAACAAAGTTTTTTCGTCATACTTCGCAAACACTTTGCACGCTTGACAGTACGGATATTTTTCCAGCAAAGCCTTAACCAATGGTCTGCGAAGTTCGTACTCCGCTTCCTTCTTTTTGCTTCGCTTGCGAATCATCAGATTCCGTCTATTGATTCAAATGTCCAACGATTGTCAAGAGCGTCCCAAAGCGCTCTGTCAATTGCCGTCTCTTCAAGGTCATACTCATCAAGAAGGTTTTTATGCTTAATGATTGCTTTCCTATAGAAGTCGGCCTGAGCGGCATCATTCTGTGCAGCAACCTTGATGTGGTCGTCGCTTCCAGTGTCAATCAACTTAGTCACTTCATCAAGACGCCTATTCACATGGAACATAAATCGCTCAATCTTTGTCCTGCGTAGTGAATATGCAAGTTCGGCTTCCTCGGCAAGAACTACACCGTCTTCGCCAAGTGCTTCGTAGCGCTCTTTATCTGCTTCTGCATCGGCATTTATGTCGTCAACTTGAGACTGAAGATTGTCAATAAGAAGCAAAAGCGCTTTTTGCCACCTAGCCCAATTTCTAGGCTCTAACAAAATTTTCCGTTGTTGCGATGAAATTTTGTTTTTCACATCCTCCGATACGAGGCGTGCAAATGCGTCGTCGTTTAATAGTGAACTCATACTAAATTACTTTCTACTCCATGCTGGACAAATTGATTTGTATGAACAATAATCGCACAACTTTGATTTTATTGGTTCAAATGAACCAGTTACACACCGCTCATCAATTCGTTGTTTGATTCCAACCACTCTCTCAACCGTATTTTGTAGTGTCTCGTCTGTGACAATCTCCGTGAATTTAACGCCATCTTTGAGGTACAAAAGTTCTAACTTTGATGCTTTAAACAATGATGAAATATTCATCAGTGCTGCATAAATGCGCAACTGTTCAAACTTTCCAGAAACCCAGTTTTTGTTTGGAGTTTTGCCAGTCTTGTAATCCGAAATAACTAATCCGCCATCAGCGTCATTGCTAAATCTGTCAATAAAACCTTTCAGTGTTACGCCACCTAAAGAATCATTTAGTTCGTGTTCAATCCCAGCGGGAACCACTTTTGACGGGTCTTCAATTAGCCATAGGTTCTCAATACAAAACCATGACTGCCAGCGAATCTTTTTTATTTCGTCAGCACGACGGACAACAACTGCAATCTTGTCGCCCCACTCTTTGTTCCAGCACTCTGCAGCAAGGAATCTCGCTGACTGAAGAGTTCTATCGTTTGGTGGCAATTTGTAAAACAGTTCCAAGACATCGTGGACAAAGTTCCCCATCAGCGCCTCTTTGCCAGACTCATCTGGAATGTTGTCTATCTTCCCGTACTTAAACTTGAGCGGACATTGCTCAAATGTCGCCAAAGAGGACGGAGAAAGATGCGCTGGTGGTTGTAAGTCCTTATTTTCCAGATTCAACGACTTCGCCCTTCAATTTTATTTGGGCTAATTTTGAATAAAGGAAATCAAGAATTTCTTCTGATGCGTCTTTTGCGCTGGTTGGCTTTGGCTTGTCGCCATATTGCTGTTTCCAGTACTCGCCAAGTTGGTCGCGCTCTTCTTTTGTCAACTTCTTTGAAGCGTCCTTGAATTCTTCCCAACGCTTCTCGCTCTCCGACATGGGTGCATTTGAAGCATCAATGACTTGCTCAATTTCAATTGCGTCTTCACTGCGGGCAAGGTACAGACCTACGCCAAGCGTTTGTGCCGCTTTTTTCAGAGCATCAGAAATTGCGCCTTTGAACTCATCGCCGAGGTCAACTATTCCGCCAGCCTTAGTGCGCTTAATTTTCTGCCCACCAAATCCATCGCGAGTGACGATGTTGAAATCTTCTCCAATCGCTGGAGTCCACTCAAGACGCACATGAGCAACAATGAAATCTGGGTCTGATGCATCGCGTTCACAGCGAACAATCTTGAAAGACCACTTATCAACACCAAGCACTTTGTTGAGTCTGGTAATCACTTCACTCACTGGAATATATGTAAGAGCAGTGCCACCCTTGTTGAGAATCTTTTCCATTTCCCGTGGGAATGGTTCTGTGAGTTGTGGATAAATGTCATTCATTACTTTGCCTCCCTAACGATGATGCTTGTTTTAAAATCTCCCTGTTCGCAATACGAATCAGGATTCACTCCAATTTCTCCAAGTTTGCCAACTCGCCAGTACGAAACTGCTGCATAATCAAGCAATTTGACAACCATGTCCTGTGCGCTCATGACGATTTCACCAGTGTCCATGTCAACGGACATTTCAGACAGACGCTCAGCAACGCGAGTTGCTAGTTCAGGGTGACGCCACTTCTTTCTGTCTGCTGCTGTTTTCTTTTCAATCGTGATTCCGCTTGCGGTCTCAATCATTCCGCTGGAGCCCATCAGGTTGCCAACACCGTGAGCAAATGAGTCGTAGATAACAGACAGTTCGCGCTTTGCAAAATTCAGTTTTGCAAGACCCTCTGCTGCTTCATCAATCTCTGGTTTTGAGTCAATGTACTCAGCCAGTTGCTTGTTCAATTCTGCCAATGCTGAAGCAAAATCATCCAGTGATTTAATAGCCATATATGTCCTCGCTTAAGGTATTAGTAATAGTTACCTAGACGACGATACTGACTCTTTTCCTCTGTGGCAACCCCAGTCCTGTCAAATGTGTAAATGCCCCAACTGCGGAGTCAACTTGGTCGTCGTGGTTGGTTGATTCTGGGAAAGAAGAAAGTTCGTCCATCCAGTCACTTAGCCACGCTCCACGCACAACCCTGACATTTCCATTTGCTACAGCGGCAGCAAATGGTCTTGCTCTAGTCACCTTGTCTCCAGTAGACCGAATCGCCGCAAAGTCGTAGCCTGGAACCACATATCGCGCATATTGGTCCATGAGCGCCTTGCCCGATGAGCCTGGTTCCTGCTCCATGCGGATTGGGACCAATTTCCCATCTTCATAAGCAGTCTGAGCAATAAACTGCTCAACCTTTTCGTTCTTTAGGCGTGCCTTTTTGACATCCAGCACATATGCGATGCCTTGGTCAAACATCATCAGGGTTCCGACCGTCCAGTCGGGGTCTGGGGTCGCGGCATTTGGCTCTGTCGCTGCAAGGTCCCAAAATCTGACGACTCGTGCCGACGATGTGATTGGAGGGATTTCTTCATTATCCATAATAACTATTGATGTTCGCTCAAACATGCTTCCCAGCGTTGTTGACCACCAGTCACCTTCTTCAAGACGGCGTCGTTCAACTGGGTCAAGGGCAGATAGTGCTTGGCGATACGAAACAGCGTCAATTCCAGGGTTATCCGTAAGTCGTGAAGGAACGAAGATTCTGCCTTTTTCCTGCCCTTCAACGATAAAACGCTGGCGGACCCAGTTCGGCGCAGGGTTTGAGGCGCACCTCATTCGCAGTGGAACTTCGGATAGGGGGCCGCTATTTGGGCGACGGAGACGAGAGAACATATATCGGTAATCGTTTTCACGGATTTCCGTGACCTCATCCATGCCGATGAATTGAAATTCAGAACCCTTATAGCGAAGGTAGTCACCAGTGTTGTTTAGGTATCCAAACGAAATTCTGGCCCCAGAGGGAAATGTCGCAACGAAACTGTTGTTGTTCCAGTGGATGTCGTCATGAGGAGATATCCATGTTTTGAAGCGGTCCATGAGCGCTCCAGGAAGTGATAAGTCAGCAAATGTGCGACGGAAAAGAATTGCCGAATAGTTAGGCACATCAACATACTGAAGCGCAGACATGAGAAGAGCAGAAGACTTTCCTCCTCCTGCAGCGCCGCCAAAAAGTGCCTCAATTGAGTAAGTTCTTAGGAAAACTCGTTGATTTATTGACGGAGCCTCTGGGACATAGAGGGGTTCCTTCGGTTGCAAATACTCTAAAACTTTTGCCCAATTAGTCACATTCGTCTCCAACAAGTTCTATCGTATGTCACAATTGTGCGCTAGGTTGTACATGATGAAAAAAATATTCAGGGCAATTCGTTCAAAGTTGACCAGACCAACCTTCGCAAATTTGTTGATGGCATCATTTATACTATTTACGGCGATTGGAGGATTTCTCATAGCACCACCAATCGGATTCCTGGTAGCGGGTTTAACATGCGGCATATTCGGATACATATTGGGCGCTGAGTAAAAATTATGGCGTGGAACTCATCATCTAATAAGGGCGCGTCTGCGCCTAACAGCAAGGCGCTTGGACCTGGCGCCCCTATTGCCATGAACCCTGGTGTTGCTGGCAAGGCATACCACGATATGTGGGACATTGAACGGGCATACCGAGAAGGAATGCAGAAGGTCACTTGGGTTTCAAGGTGCATTGATGCAATTGCTGGAAACCAAGCGCGACTTCCAATCATTTTGCGTAAAGACAACTCAAGAGATGGTGAAATCCTAAAAGGTCGCCGCGCACTTCGTTCACCGCTTTTGGAAATCCTAAACACCAAGTCAAATATGGGCGAAAACTCATTTATTTTTCGCTACCGACTTTCATCACAATTGATGCTCAGCACCCGCGGAGCGTTTATTGAAAAAGTTAGGGGTCGTGACGGAAGAATTATTGGTTTGAACTTGTTGCCACCGCAGCACACATCGCCAATCCCAGACCCTCGTAGATTTGTCTCTGGCTACGAGGTAACAATGCCTCACGGAGAAACTGTAATTCTAAAACCAGAAGATGTTTGCTGGATTCGTCGCCCTCACCCGCTTGACCCGTACCTTTCGCTAACCCCCATGGAATCGGCTGGTGTCGCAATTGAAATTGAAAATCTCGCAAAGGTGTACAACAGGAACTATCTGCTAAACGATGGTCGCCCAGGTGGAATTCTTGTTGTAAAAGGTGAAATTGACGACGACGATAAAGATGAATTGCGCAATAGATTCAGGGGCAACCTAACGAGAGTTGGCTCAACAACTGTAATCTCGGCAGATGACGGTGTTGATTATGTTGATACATCGTCAAACCCGCGAGATGCCGCCTATGTTCAGATGCGACAAATTCAGAAAGAAGAAATTCTTGCAGCGTTTGGAGTACCAGAATCTGTAATCGGTAATGCCTCTGGGCGAACATTCAGCAACGCAGCAGAAGAACATCGCGTTTTTTGGAACGAAACAATGCTTCCACATCTTGATTTGCTTGCTCGTGCATTAGACGAACTTGACGAAGTTAACTATGTTGACTTTGATACATCACATGTTCCAATTCTGATTCTCTACAAGCAGGAGCGTTCGCGTTACCACCTTGACGAGTTCAATGCTGGCTTGCTGAGCGCGAATGAGTACAGAGATTCAACAGGTCGCAAGACCGTGAAGTCTGACCTTGCTGACTCGTTGTTGATGAACCCGAACTTGACACCGATTGCAAACACTGAAAAAGAAATGGAACAAGCAGCACAAGGCGCAGTTCCAGGAATGCCAGGAATGCCTCCAGGGCAACCAGGAATGCCAGGAATGCCAGGGATGCCACCAGAAGCAGCAGGCGCACCTGGTCTTGAAGTTGGGCCAGATGGAAGCATGGCAAGCCCGCTTGACCCGAACACCATGGCTGGTTCGCTCGCCGCAGCACAAGCAGCACCACCTCCAGGTGGGGCAGCACCAGAGACAGCAATGGCTCCACCTCCAACAGCAGTCGCATCGGCTGAGCCATTTGGCGGAATTGAAACAAAACAGGAAAACCTTGAACTTGAGCGTTGGAAAGAAATTCTCGGTCGCAGTTTTGAGCGAGTAATTGAGCGTCAGCAACGGGTCACAATGGAAAAAGTCAACGGCATGAAGTCAAAGAAGGCGCTTGCTGCTGGGACTCTTGACATTGAATCAATCTTTTCTGTTGAAATCTGGAATAAGCAGATGGAAGAAGATATTCGTCCAGTGATTGCGACAATCATTCAAGATTCACAAGAAACTTCTAAGAAGTCGCTCAACAGGGTTGATGTAGTTTCTCAAATTGATTCACACATTGCTCGCTTCAAGAGGGTCAACCAAGAAACGCATGAGCAACTTGTTTCCGCATACATGTCAGCATTGCCAGTGCCTAATGAAGACAATCGCAGCACCGTCTTTAGGGCCTCGTGTGTTGGTATCTTCACAAACTTGATGGCCAAGACCAGATACGAGGTTTCTGAATCAGAAGCCCGTCGTGCTTGGGGATTTGCAAGTTAATTTCAGTAATTAGTTTAATTTACTGAAACTATAAAGAATACTTGCTTCAATTTGCGATGTCTGTCGTTTATTATCGTTAGTACGCAAGGACGGCATTATGTACAACGAAATTCAATTCAAAGCAAACTCTGGTCAGGTAAACATTGACCAAGCAGAAGGAATTGTTGAATGCTTCGTTGCTGGAATTGGTAATAAGGACTCAGTAGGCGACATTGTTCTCTCTGGCGCTTTCACAAAGAGTCTTATGCGCCGCAAGCCTCGTGTTGTTTGGGGCCACAACTGGAATGACCCAATCGGGAAAGTTCTTGAAATTTACGAAGTCCCATCAAGCGACCCTCGTCTTCCAGCAAAAATGAAAATGGCTGGCATTGGTGGTCTATTTGCAAAAGTCCAATTCAACCTCAACTCAGAAAAAGGGCGAGAGGCTTTCGCAAATGTTGCGTTCTTTGGTGTGGAACAAGAGTGGTCAATTGGGTACAAAACACTTGATGCAATTTTTGACAACACCCGTCAAGCAAACTTGCTGCGAGAGGTTGAACTCTACGAAGTATCTCCAGTTCTTCACGGTGCAAACCAATTGACTGGAACAATCTCCGTTAAGAGCGACGAAGAGAAGATGCACATGATGGGCGGAATGGGAATGCCACAGGCAGTTGTCATTGCCCGACCAGAGTACGAAGGTCCGCAAGAACCTCGTGACCCATTTGCGATGGGCGTAGCACAACCCCTTTCTGATGAGCGCCGTTCAGCCGTTCAGCAAGAACTAATCAGCCGAACTGGCGGACCTATTCATGTGCTTAAAGCAACAGAGTCATCTGTCGTTTTCATGAAGCCAGGTCGTGGATTATTCAGACTTGGTTACTACTTTGACGGCGAGCAATTCATGTTTGGCAAGCCAGAGCCAATGGGTCAGAAACCAGTCGCGGTTGTTCAGAATGTTCCGCCACGACCAAACATTTCTGGTCCAACGCCAATTCCTGGAATTAGCGGAAAGCCAAACATTGGGTCGCCAGCCGCACAGTACCCAACACCTGCGCCACAAGACGACATGAGTTTGATGTTCGGAATGGTCAAGCCAAAGGGAACTGAAAAGTCTCTTGAAGACGAAATTGACATGCTTCTTGAGAAGATTGACAATGATGAAAATGTTTCAATCAAGTCAGACGCAATTGAAAAACTTAACTCGGTTGTAAGAACTTTGCAAGAAATAATCGGCACCGAAGTTGAAGAAAAGTCTGAACTAATTATTCAATGCGCCCCAGAGCATGCCTTTGAAGCAAAGCAACTTCTTGACCCAGTTTTTGATTACCACCAAGTTGAAACACTGGTTACTGAAGAGGGAATTCTCATCACATCAGACATTGACCTTGACGCATACCAAGCAATTGAGACTGCAACAAAGTCGCTATTTGGCCGCATTGGACGGAGAATAGGGCCAGGTGGTCCAAAAAAAGGTAGGCGCGCAGCGCGCGCTCTCACCCAGATAGAAGGAGTCCTAGACCCTTCAAAGCGTCGCGATGTTGATGGCGACGGCATGATTTTTGACGGAACTTGGCGAGAGATGCCAGACCCAACACGGGCTGTTCCAAACGCAACTGGCTTGATGTCAACAAGGCAGCGAAATACCATCCCTAAGTCTGATGAAAAGTTAAATGTCAGACTTACTCGCACCCAAGCAACAAAAATGCTTGATGGCATTAAAAAACTTTCTGGCAGCGATTCAGACGGCCCACTAAAGGACCTTCGTGATGAAATTGACCGCCGTAAGTACATCGGCGACCCAAACATCTCGCCAAGCATGCTTGATTCTGCTCTTGAAGAAGTAAACAATCGTAAGGCAAATGGTGAAGCCGTTGATAAATTCCTTGAAGACGCCCTCAACGAAATGAAAACAACTGGCGCATTCGGGCAAAATAATGCGCGCAGTCGTGCTGGTCGCCCAACTGGCGCTGCAGCACCCAAAAAAGAAGGTCAGCAGAATTTTGCAGGATATTCATTTGAAAAAGTAAAACCAGAAGGCTGGGACCTAATGTCCCTTGAGGATAAAGAAAACTGGCTTGCAACATCAGCGACTACGGCCAAACTTGCGACTCGCGACAGAGACAGAATTCTGGCGCAGGTCTACGAGGAAATGGATAGGCGCGATAGGAGGGCTCAGGCTCGCCAGCGTTCGGTCGGTCGCGCTGCTACTGCTCCAAAACCAGAGCCAAAGCCAGAGCCAAAACCAGAAGCAAAGCCAGAACCAAAGGCTTCAAAGCAAACCGATGATGACCTGACCATAGACCCTGCGCTACTTCGCAAGCGGTATCAATCCTTGACCGATGACGAAAAAGAAGAAGTTGACATCTATGAGGCCGCCGTTATCGGGAAACTGACAGAGCGACTTCGTGCAACTAACGCAAAACTTGATGAAACTGGCAAAAACGATGTTGCCGAATTAGTCAACA